GCTGTCATTACGGCTATATGTGAATTTTTGCTGTTCGGTTTTCACACGCGGGAAAGGCGGCTGATATTCAGAAAATATCGCCCTCGTCCCTGTAATTCACGGGCGCGGTAAGCCCCTTTGTCGCCTTGCAATAGGCGCACGCGCCGCACCGCTGCGGAGTAAGCTCACCCCGCTTGACCGCCGCAAACCTCGGGGACAGCTGTTCCACAACGGCAAGCTGTTCATCGAGAACATCATCGGGAACACTGAATATTTCAATGTCGGGCGACTTCTCCTTTGTTACTGCCGCTATGTAAAAAGGCAGCGTTTTTCCCGTGTTCTGCCGCACTATCTCGCGGTATATCGCGCCCTGCGTATGATATCCCCAAAAGTCAATAAAGTGCTCTCTGCGGCGCGTTTCGGCGTTCCATATCGGCTCGAAATCGCGGATAACTTTCAGGTCAACTATCATTTTGTCGGGGTGATAGCTGTCAACCTTGATTTTGTAGGGAACACCGACGATTTCTCCCGTGAAAATGACCTGTTTCTCTCCGCTCATGTATTCGGTGAACAGCGGGTCTGCTTCTGTCCGCTCAATAGCTGCCTCTGCGGTCTGATATTCTGCCTTAAGCGAACCGTCCTTTTTGAACAGCTCGCTGTGAGCGCTCTTAAATCGCTCCAGAGTGCCCTCATAGTAAGCGTCGACATATGAGCCTATGAGCAGCGCAGACGTGTCCTCACGCGCATTCTCGCCGCTAATTTCAGCCATTGCCGCCGCTTCGCATTTGTAGAACGCTTTGAACTGCGAGCAGCTCATGTATTCGGCGTTTGCTTCGGGGGAGTAATAGTTATCGGAAGTTATCGTCATGACGCACTCGCCGCCTCCGCCTTTGCCGCCTTAGCCTTATCCGCGCATTCGGCGCACAGCGGTCTGCCGTATTTCTGGTGCGTCATATACTCTACGTCATTTGCGGAATAACCCTTGCTCGGTTTTATTGCCGCTCCGCAGTCGGCACACTGCGGCACGCGAGCCTTTCCCGTTTGTGTTGCGGGCGGCGTTTCCGCGTCGGGGTCCTTCATCTCCTCTGTGGGAATGCAGAACACCTGAAAGCAAGCGTATTTGAACGCGACCGACATCGCCTTATTGCTTGATTTGTCCGCGCTGTCCATGCCCTCGCCCTGAACTACGGCATACACGCTCGAACCATCGGCGGCGTAAAACGTGTACTTGACTTTCAGCACGGTGTAAATCAGCGTGCCGCCCTTTGCGGTCGTCCGCTCCTGCCGCTCGCTCTCGAGCACCTCGGGAACCGCAAACACCTTGTGCTTGCTCATCAGCGGCTGTAATACATTCATCACGACATCAATGCCGCGATACATAAAGCCCTGCTGTTGGTTTTTCTGCTTCTTGCTGATAGCGGGGCATTCTTCCATAATTGCCGCTATCGCCGAATATATGTCTGCCATTCGTCGTCCTCCTCTTCCGGGTCGTAGTTATCGTCCTCATCATCTTCCATGCCGCTCACGATGTGATATCCCCAGCTTTCGGGATAATCGTCATATTGCAGCAGCGGGTTTTCTTTTTCGTAGTCGTTCATTTTCCACCTTCTTAAAACAAAAATTTCTTTGCTAAACTTCGCTCTGCTTTGCCTTTGCAATACACTTCGTTGCTTCACAATACCTTTCTTTGCTTTGCCTTTGCAATACACTTAGTTGCTTCACAATACCTTTGCTTTGCCAACGCGATACAGGACAAAACCATGCCTCCGCATTTCCATTCTGTGAATTGCCCTTGCCAATCTCTGCGCATCAATGCATTGTCTCCGCTTGACGTCTCTTTGCTATGCCGTCGCTATGCTGTTCGCTGCCATGCCCTTGCAGTGCGCGGCGTGGCCGCTCTATGCAATGCCATTGCATGGCGTGGCTAGGCTATGCCAATGCCGTGCCAAACGAAGCTTTGCCTTGCCTTATCATAACAGTGCTCTGCTTTGCCTTGCCTTACCCTTGCGCTGCCGTTAAGCGCAGTACAGTCCACTGCCTTTGCTATACGCTGTTTACCTCGCATTGCCGTTGCCTTGCTACGCTGCGCCAAGCCTTTGCCGCGCTCAGCATAGCGGCGCAGCGCCATAGCAGTACACTGCCGGGCGTTGCGTTGCCGCCGCATGGCATTACGCGGACACGCTCTGCCATTGCTTCACCCTGCTTCACTCAGCTGCTCCACGCCTCCGCAGTACGATGGAACACCTTGCCGTGCCCTCGCATATCGTGTCGTAGCCATGCCATGCCGCTGCTATTCATCGCCAAACCGAGCTTTGCCTTTGCCGTGATGTAGCAGGTGCTTCGGCGTCGCGCTTAATCGTCGACTTCCTCGCAGGAAATCTCCTCGAAGGTAAAGCGCCCCTTGCCGCTGTTGCGCCATTGACCGATACCCTTATGTCTGCCGTACTTCATCCACTCGCGGACAAGCTCGACATCATCATCAATCATACAGAGGACGGAGAACTCGCAGCTTGTTCCCTCGGGGCAAACCTCGCTGTTCGCAAGCGCTACTCTCTCGCCCTGCATTGTCTGCGCTCTGAGCGGGCGTTGACAATTGTCAATCTGCATTCCGTCCAAATCAAGAGGTATCTCGCGCGGCTCGACAAAAATGGTGTTGTCTACCTTCTTCTTGTACGCCTTGATTTTGCTCGATTCGGTGCCTTTAATTCCGCGCATTGCGCCGCAAATTTCCTTGAAAAATCCGCGTATCTGGTAGTCCCAGAGGAAAGGAGTACCGTCGGGCAGCTTCGGGAAGATAGTCATCTGCTTTTCCTCTACGCCGTCAACGCCGAGCGCCGCTATCTCGTCCTCGATTTTCTGCGCGTCGGGCGCCTTGCTTGCGATGAATTCGCGGTGGATATCCGCGTTGCCCGAGCTCGTGCCGAGCAGGTCGTCCGTGAATGTGATTTTAAACGTAAGCTTTGTCATATCAATTGTCCTTTCTATATCAGGGCTTTATTGCCCTTGTGTGTTAATTTTCTTCCAAATCGTCAATGTAGAGCTGCCTGCCGTCAGTGCGGATTTTTTCGGTTTCCATGCGATCTTTCTTGTATGTATTGTACTTAATTCGGTACAAATAGCTCTTTCCGAAAATGTTCCACGCCGCTTTTACAACGTTCGGCTCATACGGGCGTATCTTCTCTAAATCCGCAACCGCCTTATAGCTGATAGGACAGCCGCAGCAGCCTGTCCGGGTAAGCCCGTAGACCTCGTAGGCGTCAGAGTATTTTATACCGTAATGCTCCTTGTACCACGCCTTGTCGCTGTCTGTGACGTAGTACAGCGGTCTTAGCCGGAACTGTCCGTCGCTGGTTTCGGTGAAGCACGTTGAAGGCTTACCTTTATGCGGCACGGTTCTTGCTCCCCCCTCGGAGCAACGTTCCCCAGTGATTATCATTTCATATCCCTTCTGGGCACTGTGAGCAATCTGCTTTTTGCAGTAATCGCAGCACTTCGCGCTTATATGGAAATCCGGCGGGTATTCGCTTATAAAATCGAACATGAATTTTGAAGAACTGATCACAAGCTGGCTATTGGGGCGCGGTTCTCCTGTTGATTTACAGCAGCACAGAAAATTAATCAAGAGCTCACACTTCGGATAGCGCTCTTTCAGTTCTGCTCGCTTTGCCGCCTTATCCTCGGCTTCGTCGTACTCATCTGCGATGGACAGCGGCACGCCTTTTTTCTGCCATTCCGACAGCCCCGCAGACATTATCTTCGATACAAACGGAATTCCGTATTTTCTCGCCGCCTGCACTATGCCGATTTTTGGGCGGTAGGTCGTTATCTCAACGCCGTACTTCTCGGCTGTTTCCTTAACGTGCCGCTTCGTCGCTGCCATTTCCAGTCCCGTGTTGAAAAACGCGTACTTGATAGGCGGCAGGTTAAACACCTTACGCGTGCGCTCGATGAGGTCGAGCATAATGTCGCTGTCAGCGCCGCCCGAGTATGAGCATATCGCATTAGGGTGCTGCTTGAGCCTTTTTGCGATAATACTTTGTATCGCCTGAAATTTTGCGGGTGCGTCTAAATCCGCATATGCGGGTCTGTCGGTGTACACCCTGCTCTTGTATTCTTCTTTTGCCATGCTTGACAATTTCCTTTCTATCTGCTATAATAGCATTGTAAGCTTTTCTTTGCCGCCTGCTGAATTTCCGTTCAGCGGCGGTTTTTCTTTTCTTCGTTATTCGCCATCAGGCAGCCTTTGTAAATAACCTCTATGATAATCTGGAGCGACTGCTCATAGTTGATGGTTTTGTTTTTCGCCATATCCTCAGCCAGGCAGTCGATCACCGCGCCTGCTTCGCCGACGAGCTGCCCCGCCGCTCCGTCAAGCCGAACCCGCTTACCGTCTACGTGTATCATTATTTTCATCTCCTTCCATATCCAAATCCCCCGAAACGGGCACAGCTACGAAAATCAGCAGTGCGCCGATTATCGAACGCGTGATAAAATCGCGCCCGAAGCAGCCCGTAAAATCCGCGTCCCCTGCCGCTCCGAATATCAGCAGCAGCCCAATAGCTATCAGAGCGCCCGCGACTATGTAACGTTTGTTCATCATGTCAGCCCCCTAAGGATATCGCGTATCATAGCCGCGCCGCTGTCCATTGCGACGTTTATCTCCACTCTGTCGTATTCGTCGAACACGACGATTGCCTTTTCGCTGTCCGCGTTGTAGTCAATTCGTTCAATGCCCCGAAACGCCTTTGTGAGCTTGAGCGCTTCACACAGCGCATTGCAAATAGCCTGCTTGTCCTCTTTCATTATTTCAGTCCTTTCTGTAATTCAAGCACCATCATACCGTAGCTAATCCCGCGCTCAGCCGCCATGCGGTTTACTTCGGAAATGCTGTGCGTTGGCTTGTGCTTCTTATCCTTGCCGTTAAATATCAGCTTTTTATCCTGCCTTGCCGCCTTAAGCTCCTGCCTTCTTTTAATGCAGAAGGTGCACTTCGTGAACCCCTCCGCCGCCGCTCGCTTGCCGCAGCACACGCACACGCCCTCTGCTTTTCGGGCATAGTATCTCGTGCGGTTCGCACTCTGCCTCTGCGCGTTCTTTGTTTCCCACTCAATCTGCCGCGTCAGTTCCTCGCGCTCGGAGGCGGTCATCTTGTCGGCTTCAATCATCGTGCTCTGCCTCCCCGATACCCCTGCAAAAGTACGCGATGCGCAAAGCGTCATAAAAATTCTCGTTGCTGTAAGCCTCTGCGTACATTGCCGCCTCGTAGAAATTATTAACTTCAGCAAAATAATACCCGTAAGAATTTGTGTGCAGGCATATATTCAGCACCGATGTATTCAGCAAATCGACAACTCTGTTGCCGTTATCGTCGACATCGCGCCCCTCGTTTTTGAGCTTTTCCGCAGCCCATGCTTTAAGCTGCTCGTTTGTTATATCCGCCATTAATTACCCTCCTTTTCTCCGCAAAGCTCCATGAGGTCGCGGCGGTTCATTCGCCAGACCTTTCCCGCACGGAAACCTTTGAGCTTGCCCGCCCTTATCAGTCGTGTCACCGTGTCGGGAGTGATACCGAGAAGCGCGCCTATCAGCGGCGGGTCAAGCACGACGGGGAGCTTGTTCCAGTCATACACCGCGCGCGGCTTTGTCTTTCGTCCCATGATTGCCACCTGCCTTATTCTTCGCTGTCGGGCGCACCGTAGTTCACCTCGGTGTGCTCTGCCGCGAACAGCACCATCTGCGACGCTACATAGCAGTTTGAAAGCCCCGTCTTAGCGGATATCTCCTCGACGGCGTTGTATGCCGCAGGAGTGAGCCTTATGATCGTGTTTTCGGTCTTTACCCTCGCAGGGCGCGCGACCGTGAATGTAAGCTTGTCCATGATTGTGATTGCCCTCCTTGTTTGCTGTTAGCAAACCTCTTTTGCAAAAAAAATTTCATCTCTGTCCGCGGTGCTCATTTCTAAAATTTCTGAAATGAGCATTATTTCAGAAGCTTTGAACGAACGCTCATTCGCTATCTTCTGATATAACGCTTCGTGCGATATGCCGATCTTTTCCGCCAGCGTTTTTACTGTGTATCCATGGTCGCGCATATAGTCCTTAAATTTCTGCGAGTCAGTCATGTTATCACCCCTTTCGTGTTTGCTTTCTGTCAACATCTACATTATAGCACTGTGTTTGCGAAAAGTCAACATATTTTGACGAATAATAATAAACAAATTTTGAATTATATTTTTGTTGATTATGTATAGTCAACAAATGTTGACTTTTTGATAACAATGATATATAATATAGAAGAAGGAGGTGATGAACGTGAGTACATTTGGTGATAATGTCAAGCATCTACGAGAAGCTAAAGGTATGTCGCAGGACGAACTTGCAAAAAAGGTAGGATATACGAGCAGGTCGACTATTAGCTGTATAGAAAGCGGAAAGCGGGATTGCACGCAAAAGCAGATTTTAGCACTTGCAAATGCTTTGGGAGTATCTCCCGGAGAGCTGCTTGAAAACAATGAAAAAAGCGCCCCGCAAAACGAACGCAAGGCGCTAGTTCAAAAAATCGAGCGGCTTTTAAGCCAGCTCAGCGAGGAAAACCTCAACAATGCTGCTCAGTATCTTGCTTTTCTAATAAGCTCTCAAGATAAGTAGCAAACGCTTCGAGGCTTTCATCAGTAAGCAATTCAAGGGCTTTTTCAAATTCGTTCATGGTATTCTGCTCCTTTCTCGGACGGGAGTGGAATACCCGCCCTTGTGAGCACATTATACACTGTTCACATTGATTTGTCAATATGAACGTGAGCCAAAAACGGGACAATTAATTAAGGAGGTATTATGGGATTATTTGACACCATCAAAAAGTCGCTTTTGAAGATTTCTGCGCCCGGTTCATCGCTCCCGCCGATAGTAAAAGTCTATGACACGGTGGACCTGTGCTACATTCACGAATTAGGCGACAGCCTCGACAAAGCGACCGTAGGCGCAGAGGTACGCCTGGAGCGCGAGGAAACCAACCCATATGATAAAAGCGCAGTCGCCGTGAAATGTGCGGGAGAACGCATAGGTTATCTGTATAAAGGCAAGCTGAAAACATTAATTTTCAAAAAGCTTGGCAAGCCTGGGGTAATTTTCACGGGAAAAATTACAGTTAGAAACGGCGAGAAAATAACCATGGATATTGAACATCGTGAAGATATCACGGTATATGTATCACCCCGCGGGAAATCATACCACGTCGACACATGGTGCGTCAAAGACTGCGCCGACGTCAGGGAAATCAAGTTGTCCGAGGCACTAAAAGCAGGATATAAGCCCTGTTCAAAGTGCTGCGTGTGAACAAATTAGGAGGTATTTTTTTATGAAAAACAGGCGAATAATAGCGGCGATATTGATTGCAGGGTTCTTTGCAATGCTCCCCGGCTGTGGAAATACCACAAGCAGCGATCCATCGTCTGATAGCGCAGTAATCGAAGAAAATTCCGATGTGACCGTTGAAGAAGTGGAAAAGTCTGTGTCAAAAGCGAATGAAAAGGCTGCTGATATAAAAAATAAAATCAATGTCTGGGTAACAAACTGCGATACATATGGCGCCGTTGCAAAAAAAGAAGAATATACCGAAATTGCAATCACTGTTACCGACGGATTATGGCAGGCTGTCGTTTCAAATCCCGAAGCTTTTGACACATTGAGCGCATGGAAAATCGAGTCGAGCGGTGCAAGCGAGGGAACAAAAGCGGGCAACCATATCGACACAACAAATCTTACCGAACAGCTTGAAATTGATTTAGCTAACGATTTCACAGACTTAGATAATGCGTATATTTTTGCCGCTCTCTATGGCGGGCGCTGCAAATCGGTATATTTTGTCGACGGCTCGACAAGCCACATAACTGAACTCGACGAAAACGTAGGCGATCAGGCAGAGTGGATTGACAGCACATATGCATGGGGCGGGATCGCTCAAGGTGTTCTATCTGACGGAACAGTAGTCGGTACTGCGCCGTCCATCTGATTTCTGTAAACAAAAAAACGCCCCCAACGGTGGCAACCGTCAGGGACGAGCGATAAGGGCGGGCAGCCCCAATCATGGAACACTATCATTATACCACGCCCGCCTACATTTGTCAAGGAGGGTATTATGGCAAGAATGAAAAACAAGGCGCGCAGCGACGGAAGGCTGCAAAGCAAGGTATATATCGGCATAGGCGCGGACGGGCGCAAAAAGTATAAATACGTCTATGCCGCTACAAACAAGGAATTGCAGCACAAGATCGAGGAAATAAAGGAAAAGCAGGGGAAGGGAATAGATATCACCGCGGACCGCGACAGCTTTGGTTACTGGGCAGGGAAGTGGTTGAAGCTGAAAAAGCTTGAAGTATCAAACGGGAGATATGCGACATATACCGCAAGGGCGGCAAACTTAGAGCCGATATACGATATACCTGTGTCTAAGCTTCGTGCTGCCGATATTCAGGATATCGTTCTGGAACTTGCAGAGTATAATCCCAAGACAAAAAAGCCGATGGCGAAAAAGACACTGAAAGAAGTCAAGCAAACCGCTTCGCAGATTATTCGGCTAGCCATCGATAACCGCGTTACAGACTACAACTGCGCCGACGCGGTAAAGATACCGACAGACGCGGAAACTCATACGAAAATGCCGCTGACCGACGAGCAGGAGAAGTGGATATTAGAAACGCCGCACCGAGCCCAGACCGCCGCCATGATAATGCTGTACGCGGGGCTGCGCAGGGGAGAAGTGATACCGTTAATATGGTCTGACATCGACCTACAAGCGGGAACAATATCGGTTAATAAATCCGTAGAATTTATCAAAGGCGCGCCAAAACTCAAGACGGGCGGCAAGACTGACGCAGCAACACGAACCGTATTCATTCCGAAACTGCTTGTGGAATATCTCGCACCGATAGCAGGGAACCCGTTCGCGCTTGTGTGCCCGTCAGCTCACGGCAAGCTTATGAGCGACACAGCATGGAAGCGTATGTGGAGCAGCTACATGACAGACTTAAACATCAAATACGGCAAATTTGATGATAATATTAATGCAGCGGGCACGAAAGCGCGTAAATCAAAATATGCACCGAAGAAGTTGCCTATCATTATTCCCACATTCACGGCGCACCAACTTCGGCACACTTACATCACCATGCTGTACAAAGCGGGAGTAGACGTGCTTACAGCCAAAGAGCAGGCAGGGCACGCGGACATTCAGACAACGCTCGGGATATATACGCACCTCGACGCGATATACAAAAAGAAAGCTCTCTCAAAGCTTGACGAGTATCTGAACGGGAAGAAAATTTCTCCCGAGGGGTGTCAAATGGGTGTCAAGGTTTCCGAAGATGGCGCATAACAAAGCCAAATATAGGCGTTTTTACGCTGCGTTCGGGACGCAGAGGTCGCAGGTTCGAATCCTGTCATCTCGACCATAAGAAAACCCGTGAAATCGCATTACAAGCGGCTTCGCGGGTTTTGTTATTTTTTAACATATGACGTTAAAACCTGCGAAAATCGGCAAAAAATCTGAAAAAGGGGTGTCAAAAGGGGTGTCAAAATAAAAATTGCCCCCGAGGAACTTATCCCCGAGGGCGGCAAATATTAATCGTGTAAATCTTCGTCAGTAGGCTCTTCTTTTATTATCATGAACGCCTCGCCTGTTCTCTTGCCGTATTCGGTGACCCAAAATAAACCGTCGCAGTCGCTGTCCTCCTCAAACTCGACGCCGCGATCCGATAGAAAATCTTTGAAGTCGTAGACTCCGTCTGTCACAATGTTCATTGCTTCGGTTTCAAAATTGTTGTCGGGCAGGCTGTCATCGTACCTGCTTGTATGTCTGTATGTGATTTTATTGTTCACGATCATACCCTCCTTAAACATCTTATACTTAATCAGATCCTCTACATAGTTAGGGCAGCTGCTTACACCCTGCTCCCAGTTCTCAATTGTTTTCTTCGGAATACCGAACTTTATCGCCATGCCTTGTTGTGTCAGCCTTGCTCTGACTCTCAGCTCTTTTATCGCCATTTTTGCCCTCCTTTATTCCCCTTCGCAGAGGGGCGGGTTTATCGCACCCGCCGAGCGATTTCCAATTATTAACCCTCGTAGTTTCTGATAATCTCTGCGGTCTTTTTGATGTCAGCCTCATCGAGAAGAGCGTTTCCGAAGAAGGGGCATTCAAGCTGTTCGCTAAGATAAAGGGAAGCAACCTTTTCGAGGAGCTCATCCTCGCTGTTCGCAGTATTGACGATCCAGCCTTCATTATTTCTTATGACAAATCTGTCTATGTGGGTTTCGTGCTCGCCTGTCTCGACGTTTTTATATGTGCGAACGTTGTTCTCTTCCGCTGCCGTGAATCTTCTGTCAAGCTTGTCTTCGATAAATTTGTTAACTCTGTTGATCATGATTTTGTCCTTTCTATCCTGTGGGGAAGCCCTTTGCTTTCCCTTGTGTCTTAATTATATCACCAATTTGGGGATATGTCAATACATTTTCTAAAAATAGTCACCAATTTGGGGATATTCTGCATTATGCACAAAAAAACAATCGGAATTTGACACAAATAACAAAAAAACCTCCCCGAAGCCGAAGCCCCGGGGAGTTATTTCATATTTCCTCTGTTGTTACGGAAAAGCCGAGCGCCTTGAGCTGCCCCTGCGCCTTCGCAAGGTCAGACGCCTCAACGGTCTTTTCGCCGACGACTTTGTACTTGATTATCGGCTTGTTCATGCCGAGTTTCTTGATTTTGGCGGCATAGCCTACATACGCCCAGTTGCAGTCACACTGCCCTGTCACGCCGTCCACGCTGCCGACATTGCTGTAATCCCAAAGGTCGTGCCCCGCAATGCCGAACTGCCACATAGTCTGCCCGAGCTGCGCCTGCCTGCCTTCGGTGGTGTACTGCGCGAGCCAGATGTCGTAGTCGTTCAGAATATTCCCGTCGATATTGTCAGCCAAAACATACTTCCCTATGTACAATATAGGATAATAGTTCGCATTTTTTATCGTCGACAGGAACGCCCTCACGATAGCCGTGTACTGCTCCCGCGAGAGCTTCAACCCGAGAATTTCCTCGTCCTCAAAGTCCATCGCTACGGGATAGGTGATATCAAGCCCCTTTATCTGCTCAAGTGCCCACAGAGCCTCCTGCCGCGCTTCTGCGGCGTTCCTCGCCCTGCTCCACACATACACCCCCACATGAATGCCCGCCGCCTTACAGCCCGCATAATGGCGGTCAAAAAGGACATCTTTGGAGCAGCCGTACCCCAGCCGCAGCATAGCGAATTTTACCGTCTTGCCCTTTATCTTCGCCTTGGCAAGCTTCGCATAGTCCACATCGGCATTATGCTTGGATAAATCGACTCCCGCATACTTAGTCATCATTGTCCTCCTTGCCGCTGTTCCCGCCGTCGGCAAGCCCCTCGCCGATGACGTACCCTACAACCGCCGCGCCGCTGAGAATGCAGCCCGAAACGGTATCCGCCGTGTCGCTGCTGCCGCCGAACGCGACAATAAGCCCCGCAATAAAGCCCGCAACAGCTACCCACAGCTTACGGGAAGTCAGCTTGCGCTTCCAGTCAATTTTCATGGCGCTTCTCCTCCTGTTCCAAGTCCTCAATACGGTGATTTATCACCTTTATCTGCTCCTCGATAACGGGCATACGCCGCGCGAAATTGTTGTGCTCCGCAACGCGGTTCTCGAGCTGCTGTAATCGGTAATTAGTCAGCTTACTGCTCACCAGAATGCCGCCGAGAGAGCCGCCGAGCGATCCCAACAGGGATATCATAGCTACAATTACATTACTGTCCATCTGCCACCTCCGCAGCTTCTTCAGCAGCTTCGGGGGCAGGCTCTGCCGTTTCCTCGTCAAATCTCGCGATGTCAGCCTCCGTGACCTTTCCGCGCGCGAAATAATTCCCCAGCTGAACCGCCGCCCATTCACGCGGGAAAGCGCCGTTCTTCACGCCGGAAATCAGATTGTTTACCACCCATGTGTTGAATTCAAACATAATTGTACCTCCTGTTTATTCGGCTGTTTCGCCGTTGGAAACTATAATTGCCGCCGTCAGTTCGTCCAGCTTGTCCCAGATACGCTTTACCGCCGCGTTCCGCTTAACGCCTGTTACCTGTACTTTGCCAGTCGAAACAGACACATTATTTGTGCCGTCCTGCTGGCGAATGTCTACGGGAACGGTGTACGGGTTGCTGTCGGGAGTTACAGTGTATTCCGTATCGTTTACCGTCAGCGTTATTTCCTGCCCGATAATAGGTTCTTCATACTCCGTCGCCGTGTCACCATACTCCAGCTGTACAATAGGCTCGACGATTATTTTGTCGGTCGCCCCGTTATGCGTATTCAATGCAAACCACAAATGGTCAGTGCCGGTTGTAAATGTCCATTCGTTTGGCTGCGTTGTTGCATTTAAAATCTGTATTGCCGTGGTGTCGGCTGTATTAGTTGGGTATTCGTTAAACAGGATTATCCTAAATCTATTGCCGCCGTCATAACGTTTAACAGTATATGTGGTATTTGGCAAAATTTTTTGCACAAAACTGCGGCAATATGGATTATCGGTGATACGAAATCCATCTGTACTGTTGCCCCCCAGAGCCGCTGACAGCACCTCTGTAATCAGGTTTTTCCCGCTGACCGTAATATCACTGAACGGCACGCCGCCCTGAAGCCCGTCAAGCGTAACCATCTCTGCGGCATTTGCCATGATGCCAGCCCCGCCGCCAAAGCTGTCACCTACAAAAGGGTTTGTCGCATAGTCCGAGCCGATAAGCTGAACCGACCCCGACCCGAGCAGGAACACCGTTCCGCCCGCGCCGTACACGGGCGCAGACTGCCCCGAGGGAATAGACACCACCCCGTCCGCGCCTGCGGCTACACCCGTCGTTTTCGCCGCGTAAACCACCGCCGCGCCGTCGTTGCGTATCCACGCATTGCCGCCGCTGAATGTGACCTTGACCTCCGCGCCCGAGAGCGCAATTGTTTTTTCGCTCATGCTTATTCCTCCGTTAATACTTTTTTGCCGCCGATAGTCAGCGTTGTGCCGTCATAGCGTACCCCGCATATATCAAACGAACTCGTTGAGGCAGTTATCGCAACAACGGTTTTCCCGTTGCACCTGATATCGAGGTAGTCGCCCCGCAGCCATATCTGATACGCATCGCCGCTGCCCCATCTGATTTTCAACCCGTCGTAGTCAGTGCGCAGCGTGAACGCAGCCTGCGTCGAGCCGCTTATCTCAAACAAATGACCCGATTTCCCGCCGTAGTAATACAGCTCCTGCGGCGTAACATTAAAATTAACATACGGTGCGCTGAGGGTCATCGCCCCGCCGTCCGTCGAATTGCCCGCAATCGACAGCACCGGATATCCCTGCCCGGGTTTGATAGTAACTTTTTGCTGTTCCTGCGCGACAGCGCCGTTTGCAATCTGCTCCGACAGGCTGTCAATCTGCTTCTCCAGTTGACTTTTCGGTTCGGGTCTTATCACAACATCTTCCGAAGTGTCGGATAAAGCCGCAGCTTCGCTCTCCGTATCTAAGCTGAATGCGCTTACAGAAGCCGCCGAAACACCACTGTCCGCATTTGCGGTATCGGAATTTTCGGAAACATTCGCACATGAAATGCTCCCTCGCCCGTGATAAACCCAGCTTATCCTTGTAGCTACGCTTATTATCTGCCCAACGTCAATATCTCCGCCATAGAAAGCAAGTACATCGAGAGGCTCAACAGCGGGGTCAACAGCTCCCGTCATTTTGACAAAACGTGTCGGTGCACCTCTCATGACAACATTAAGATAATTGATGTTTGCTTCATCGCACTGCGCGGCAGTAAGGTTTTTGAAAAGCGGATTTTTCGGGAGAGAAAGCGCGCCCTCTTTTATATGCGCCGCGTCCTCGCTTTCCCATGTCTTGACATTGCTGTACAGCTTAACATCATCGCCCGAGTATGACTGCAAATAAGCAAGATATGTCCTTGTGTCGCTGTATTCAATGCCCGTGCGCTCGTTGGCGCTGAATCGACGGTCATAATTATTGCCGCCTATATATCTGTACTGTTTAAGGGTCAATAACCCTCGGTAATCACAGAAACAGCAGCAATTCACAGCCTGCGCTATCCACATTACGCAGTCGCGGCAGGTCTGAATATTCCCCGAAGAAAAATCGGGAATTATACCCGCATTCGGGAGCTCGTTAAATTCATCTTCCGTTACAGCAAGCCCTACCCCCGCACGATTACAGCAATACTGCAATGCCGCGTATAAGCTTGATGTAGGAATAGTATCGGGAACATCGACGTCAAGCCTGCTTATCATATCAAAGGCTGTCAGATAAACCAGATCCCGCTTTCTTGTCGTCCTCGAACCGTCAACATAGTATGGGGTGATAGGTATATCCTCCCATGTCTTTGTACCGTCCTCTGCCGTAGCTGTCACAAGCCCGTATTTCAGCTTTATAAGCGCACCGCCGAATTCGTGATCGTATGCGCGGCTGTCTTTTATCTTGATCGTCAGTTTGGAGCAATTAGCCGTACCGATGTCAAACGAGCTGTCGGAGCATACTTCGCGCACCGTTTTAAGAGAGCCCTGAACGATAACACTGTCATTGATTTCGATTTTTGTCCCGTCCCTGAGCTTTATCCAGCCTGTTATGCGTTCTTCTCTGAACGGCGCTCGGCGGGCGGCTATATATTCATCTGATACAGGATACATACGCCCTCCTTAATACTCAATGAAGCTGCATTCAAATTCCCACAGGCAGTCAGAATAGGTTTCCGCCTGCAAAATCAGCTTTGGCTGACGAGTAGCCTGCGGATATCCGGTGAATGTTACCGGCGCGCCTGCCCTAAGGTCGTAATATGTGATCTGCAAAGACGCAGCGTCTATCATTTTAAGCAGCGCGGTCATATCCTTTCCGAAAAGCCTCCACTTGAATTTCGGGGCATGATGATTTCGCCTTATTACCGTTCTGTTGAGCACTCCCGTTTCGTCACGTTCGCTGTCATCACTGTCGAAATCGCTGTCAACAACCGTCCACTCGCGAGGTGCAGGGGCTTCAACCCCGTTTATTTTCAGCCATGATAATGCCATGTTTCACCGCCTTATATACAAAAAAAAGAGCCGAATGTCATACGACAAACGGCTCTGTGGCTCTTATTCAATTATAGCATTGCAAGGGATACTTGTAAATGTAGACTTTATAAAATTATAGATATATTCTGATTTCAGAGGAAGTTTTATTATTCAGAAGAACCTTCTGATAATATACTTAATAATTTCCGATTAAACGCATTATCGTTCAAGTGTTCATAGCGTTCAACCCAAGTGGCATAAGAATGTTTACTGAAATAAGGGCTATATGTAATCGAGCCTGCAAAATGCTCACCCGACTTATACGCAATAATAAAATCATAAAATGAATAATCGTTCAATTTGTTTTGCGGGTCTATTATCGAACTGTATGCATAGTACAGCAGCTCGTCATCAGATATACCATCATATGACCCATCATCAATATAAGTCACAAAAACAGTATCGGAGTCACAATCCTCTAATTTATACCATTTGTGAGATAGGCTTTTACCATTATATTCGACAGTTATTTCATACGATGCTGTGTCCTTAGGTAAATCATCAAATTTAACCAACCCAGGCAAGGAAATGCTTTCGCTGCACTCCTTAAATAAATCCATATTTTTCAACCGTTCCGAATACGCAGAATGTATATGACGATCTCCATATGTAATCTTTACGTTGTCATTAGCCCGATAAATGTAAATATCATATTTCTTATCAATGGTTGTGTTAATCATAATGTAATAATTTTCGCGACCGGAAATATCTATTGCGTTTTCATCAATAAACTCAATATATTTTTTTGCGGCTTGAAAATACGCATATTCATCATCAGAAAATATATCTAAATAGCCAATCAGTAAACGTTCGTCCTCGCCGTTCCCATTGGCTTTTATCACATAGATTTTTGACAAATCGCCGCCATAGGTATCGTATTCAATTTCCGGCTCTGTTAATTGCATGCTATATCCTGCGGTTTCAGGAATAGAAGAAATAAACTGCTCAGTTAGTTCCTTGCATTTTTTGTCAAATTCTTCTTTGCGTTCATTATTATTATCAATTGGCGAAGAATTGATTTCTTCTGTCTGAAAATCAGATGTTGTGCTGTTTGTTCTATCCTGAATTGACGAATTACTTTCTTTAGAATTATCAGAGCAACCCGACACTATAAAGCATATTCCCAATACAATTGCAACAAAACGTTTCTTCATAATACAACCCCTCCTATATGTCGATTATAACACACAAGAGGGGTATTGTCAAGTATTACCTGCCGTTTTTGGCGTAAGAGTCTGTCGAGATGTATTTCATCACGGCTTCGCCGAGGACATCGCCGTCGCACTCAATGGTAGTATGAAGGTTAATAGTTTGCTCACCGCTGTCGCCGTTTACAGCAATACCTCTGCTTATTGACTCGTCCATTGCCTGCCTTGCATAACCGTTTCCGCTATAATTAGGTCTTAACGACGTTGTAAAATCATAGTTAAAATCAGCGTTACCGCTTTCGGAAGAGTAGATTTCAGCGTTGAGGTCACATATCTCCTCGCGCAGCTTAGCAACTCTGGCAATCATTGCCGCAACGGTTATATCAATAACACTCAGCGGCTCGTTCTGCGCCCTCTCAATTCCTATCGCAAGACCCGACATCATATATCCGCCAAGTTCCGCGAAAACGGTAGAGGGGGAGTGTATTCCGCATATTTCCTTCACCTTGTCGATAGATCCCTCGGAAATTGCTTCTATTGCCTTATAGAACTCCTCGGAGCTGCCGATCGCACCGTTAGCAAGGCCCTCTATAAGATATCCGCCTGCTTGCTCGTATTGCGCTATGTTTACACCGCTTGCAGCTTCATCAAGAGCGTCATATACTGCCGAGAAATTCTCTCTGACACCATCTTTGTGGTTACCTTCAAGCCTTCTGGAATACCCTTCTGCGGAAGAGAACAAACCGTTGCTCCACCATTCATCCCAGGCTGCAACAACATAGTCTGTCCATACGGGAGAAGAACTCAAAGCAGCTTTGTCAACATTGCTGTTGACCCGTGATTTGATCATAGCTAACGCGGTTCCCAAGCCTGCGTTTATTTTTTCAATATCGCTGTCATAGGAGGCATTCATGATTTTTTCGTAATCAGTGAATAGAGTGTCAAACGCGCCGCTTCCAAACTTATTATCATACTCGGCAGATACGCCAAGGTTTGTAAGAGTCTGCTTGTAATTGTTAAGCTGTAACTGCTGCTGATTTCTTGCGTTTTCGATAGTATCTATCGCCGCTGCCGCCGAGTTAGAAATGGAAGATATTGCGTCGGTTATTTCCTCCGAATTGCTGAAATCAATGTTAGCCATTGCCATTTCTTTTATCGCGCGCTCAAACGCGACAGACTGCTCCGTCCCTGTGTTGGCTACCGCCATTTTCTTCACCGTTTCGTTGAAGTCATTCCATTCGGAGTCTGTTGCTGTTCCGTCGATTATTTTCAGCGACAATTCATCGGCGTGCTGTTTAAGAGAACTCAATGCAGTATTACCCATGGTTTCGAGAAGATAAAACTTTCCCACCATGTCATCTACATTCTTTCCGAGCTTTTCGGCAAATTCCGAAAACTTACCCTGCAATGTTGTAACAAAATTCTGAGTTGCTAAACCAAGATTATCTTTAACCGCATTTGCGATCGTTTCAAGATTATCCTTGATTTTATTTGCGCTGTCCTCGTCCATCGCGGCACCGAGGTTTTCGTATTTGTCTGTGAGATAGAATATTTCGTCTGCTGCATTGCTTATCGCCGCCTGATTATCCTGAAAAGCGCTTGTATTTTCAAGGATTTTGTCGTAATGGCTGGAAATCTCATCAAAATAGCCCGAAAAACCATCGGCGAGGTCAGACACGGATATCCCCCCATTATCCATATACATTATTGTTTCGGATATCTGATTTCTAAGCTCTCTCTGACCTTCCGTAACGCCCGCAATGACCCCGACAAGTGCCGCAACCGCTGTTATGATTGCACCCAAAGGATTGTGAAATGCAGCAAAAGCCGCAATAGCACCGCCCGCAATAGCAAGCCCAGCAGCAAGCATAACGATGTCATTTGTAAGATTTTTCGATCCTTTGATAAGGTTTTTGATAGAATTATAGAAAAGTATGCCCGAAGCCGCTCCTGCCGCAAGAGCAGCCACAACAGTAGCAAACTTTGTCGCAAGGCTTGTACCGAGAGCTTTCCCGACGTCGCGCAGAATATCGGGAATTTTTTTCAGCACCTTTACTATTCCGACTATCTTAAATCCCGCAAAAATCGTCCCGACAGCCGTTGCGACAGCTTCAACCCACGGCAGCGCCTCCCGGAACCAAGTTGCCATATTTTCAGCGATTTCCTTTGTTTTGCTTTCAACGCCGTTGAGGAAATCATAAGTAGGTAAATTGATATTGAGGTCTGTTGAGATTTCGGAACCGTTCCCTCCGCTGCTGTTGCTGTGGGAACCGATAATATTCAGCTGGTCGACGCCCGCAAGCGAGCCCTTGAACTTTTCCGTTGCCGCCGTTGCGTCGTCTGCCGCCGCTGCCACATCGTCATAGCCGTTGGAAATATTTCCGAGCTCTATTTTCGGCAGCTCAAATCCGAACAGCCCCGCCAGATGATTTGCCGCGTCGGTCATCACCTGAACAAACGCTGTGAGATAGGGAAGCACAGCAGACAGCATAGGCATAAGCATATTGCCGATAGCCCTGCAAAACTGCTGAATACGCGCCTGAAGAACACGAACACCGTTTGCGGCTGTGTCAATAGTGCGGCTCATATCGCCCGTCACGCCGATATTCTGCGCCTGCTCTATCATAGCAACATAGCGCAGCTGTGCTTTCTGCGCCTGCGTCATGCTTTCAAAGGTCTGAGTGATACCTTTCTTATAAGCGAGCTGTTTGAGCGTCGCTTCATCAAGCGCAAAACCGAGGCGGCGAAGCGGTTCAAGCTCTCCCGCAAATCCAGACTGCACCTTATTATAGGCTTCTTCAACGCTCAGGTTATAGAATGATGAAATATCATAAGCAAGCTGTGTCAAGTTCTGCGACATAAGGTCTGCCTTGTTGGACACTACGCCAAAGCCTTTTCCGATAGACTGAAAAAAGCCCTGATAACGCACCCAGTCGGAAGTGTCAATTCCGAGAGCGTCGTTGACTTTTTCTGCAAACTCCATAGCCGCGTCGGCGGATTTTCCCATAGTAACGTTGAAAAGGTTCAGATTTTCAACAAACTGCGAAGAAGCTTCAAAGCATTCTGTAAGCGCCTTTTTAAGCTTGATAAGAGTAGCCCATGAAAGGAGCGATTTTAAGGACAGATTTCCGAGCTTTTTACCCAAATCTCCGAGCCCGTTGGAGTCGCTTGTCTGACCTCTTGTATACTGCAATATCTGCGCGAGAGCAGTTAAGCCCGCCGCTGCGTCCTGCACTCTCTGAATGAGAGGTTCAAGAGTGTCAATAAACTGATTTACATCGTCGGAAAACTCCGAAAAATCAAGCTGATTGAGTTTCTGCGCTACCTGAGGGAGCTTGTCTATCGCCCTGATAAACGAATTTATCTGCTTTATATTCGCCGAAGAAATCGGCGCAAGCGCGTCATTGAGCGACTGCACCTTTGCCGCGTCAATATCGGGCATATTGTTTATCGCCTGAACCGCCGTCGGCAGCATATTAAGCGCGTTCATCAGCGAGGAAAGCTTGATATCCTGCACATATCTGAGCATATTCAGCGCATTTGAAAGCGCGGTGAGCTGATATGTTATATCGGGGAAAGAAGCTATCGCCTGTATAGATGAATTTGCCTGCGCAAGTTTATTGAGCGCCTTTGTGTAGCTGCCTATGTTGGGCGCACCCGACAGATTGTCAAGGGATTTGAGCGCATTTGCCGCCTGTGTTACTTTCTCAAATCCTGTCAGATTGGATATCTTTGCGGTAAGCTCCGAAAGCTTTTCAATCTGCCTGGACAGCTTTGCAAGACCGCTCCCCGAGCCTGTGAGAGCCTGCACGGGCGCGATAAGCCTTGACAACGACTGCGCAAAATCATCTATGCTTTGCGCCGCGCTGTCGCTGTCAGACGATATCTCTATCTGAAGTTCATCAATTGTAGCTTCTGCCATTTATTTCTCCTTTCCGAAGATTTGCTTTGAAGCAGCAGTCATCGCCGAAAGCGAGCGCTCGATACGCTTTAACGCCTCTTCCCGTTCTGCTTCCTGTTCCGCTGCTGTCTTTTCATGTGGGAATATCTCAAAAGGCTTTTCGGGATATTCGTTTCGAGGACTTCCGTTCTTGGCGAACGCATTTGATAATACTGTGCCAAATGCATTTGCAGCATAAAGACCGTTAAGCCATGCCGCAAAATTCTGATCTTCCATTTCTCGGCGTTTGCGTTCGTTGTACGCGCGCAAATAAAAATTGGGAAGGCAGTTTTCGCCCTCCCAGTAATCGGCATAGCTCATGCCTATTGACATATAGAATGCACAGCGTTCGTCAAGCTGCTTGACTGTTTCCTCGGGAGAAATTACTCGTCCTCGGTCGGGTTCTCCCACGTCGCGTTTCCCTCTGCACCATCTGCGGCAGTATTGCCGAGCAGACCCTCGACAGCTTCAACATACTGATTGATAAGCGCTTCGAGGAATGCGGGCTTTACGCTGTTGGAGAGAGCGTCGTATATCTCCTCCGCCTTCTTCTCGCTGATAGTAGGCTGATACTTCTTGAACGCGCAGAAAACAAACGGAACTACCGCTTCAAAGGGATTATCCGTAAGGTCGGATATCTTGTGCCCCATCTTCGCAAACATCTTAGCCGAAGCGCGGTCATAGCCCGCCATGTATACCTTGCCGCTGTAATTGATATTGAGTGCCTTCATGTTATTTCCTCCTGTTATTGCCGCCGACGTTATTCAATTGTCGGCTCGTTAACTGTTATCTCCTCGTCTGTGCGGACGATTTCGCCGTTTACCGTTATCGAGCAGTTTATCTCGACAACGTTATTTACGGTACGTCCCGAAACCGCAAGCTCGGAGGGAATGCCGGGGAATGCGGCTGTCTGTAAGCCGGGAGTGATTATGTAAAACCACATTGCAAGACCGGACGCCTTTGCCGTTTTATAAGCCTCGCACATCTGCTTCCATGCTGCCGTGAGATACGGTGTTTCGTTTGCGGTGTATCCCGAAGCGCCCGAAAGGTCGATAAGACCGGGAATAAATCTCTTGTACTTGGTATCGCCGAGATCTGTTACCTCTATCTGATCGGGCTCCGCGCTGAAATCGGGAATTTCCTTTATGTTGGGGATACGAGTTGCTGTGGTAGGCATAGTGCCCGCTACCGTTTCAACGGCATAAGCAAGCTTTGTGCCCGCCGAAAGAACTTCAATTTTGCTCTTTGCCATATTTGAACCTCCTATGAAGTGTAAACTATATGACTGTCCTTGCTGACAATGCCGCTAAACCGCAATGTATATCGGTATATCGTCATGTCTGCAACGTTGGGAACAGGCTGACCGAAAGTACGGATAAAGCCCATTTCCTGCATTTTTTCATCAACTAATGCGGCAATTTCCCGCGCCTGCTGTTTCTTTCCGCTTTTCAGGTTGGAATAAACCTCGCACTGATATATTAGCTTTGCGTGGTTTTCACGGCATTCCGCTGTCTGTGAATTTTCATATGCAGAATTACTCTGCTCCCACAGACACACGGCAGGAAACTTAGACGGAGTATCGCTCGGAATGCTTACGACGAGTATTCCGTCATAATGCTCCCTAAGCGCACTCGCCACACGGTCAAAAACCGCGCTCTCAATATCTATCATCCGAACACACTCCTTGCCGTGGGAATAATCAGCGCTCGCAGCTGCTGCGCCGTGTTGTACATAAACGGGCGCGACGGCATACCTTTAGTCCATGCAATAAATGTCCCGTCTTTCAGCTGCCTGCGTGTAGGATTAGGGTCGCCATCTCCCGACGGATACCACCAGCCCAAATCGCCGTGACCGTTTACGTCATACGACCAACCGAGAATAGCAGTGTCGGGGTGAGGATTTCTTGAGCCCTTGACTCCCGTACCGAACTCAACAAAAGCGGCGTATCCGCACGAACATTTGACAAAGCCTACATTCCCGCCGCATTCGCTGTGAATGCCGCTTTGAAGCTGTCCTGTCATGTGGATAGAGCTTGCTTCGACAAGCGCGATAGCCGCGCCCAGCTCGGACAATTGCCGCACAAGCTCTTGTGCTCTCGCTTCAAGTGCCGCCCGGTATTCGGTCAGCTCTCTTATCGCTTCGCGCACGCCGTTTGGTGACAACTTAACCGTTATCCGCTTCATTGATATCCACCCGCTTGATCGCATATTGGACGACGTTCAGGCTCTTTGCGACCGCCTTGACGATATACTGATCCGTGCCGATATAAACCATCGAATTTTCGTTTATCGGGCATTCGGTGTCGTGTGTTATCATCGTGCGGTCGTAATCGAGCAGATTGCCGAACTGCTGTTGGGAATAATCTCCCTTGTTTGCCGACACCGAAATATTAAGCGCAGTTTTGTTGCTGTATTTCGGAGCAAACTCACCCGTCGCGCAGCCCGTTTCGTCCTTTATCTCAACGTTACCGAGATACAACGCGTATTGCACTGTCATCTGATTTCGTTTCAGATCTCTCATTACAGCACCCTGCCTTTCGGCGTGACCTCCGAAAGAAGCTCCTCCGAAATCCACGCATTTGAATAAGCGCGGCTCACGCCGTTTTCGCTGTGGCTTGTTTCTCCCTCCGCGCCCGCTTTGGCGTAGAGGTCAGCAGCTATGCGCAGCTGCAAGTCAAGGTACCTGCTTTCAAGCTCCTCGGGGAAATCCTCAAACGGATAGCGGCGGGCATTGATCGCCGCAGCCGCTGTTTCAAGCAGACTTTCCGCGTCCGCTTCGCTTATTTCCGGTATTCTCTGCCGGAGCTTTTCCGCCTGCGTCAGTGCCATCTGTCTGACCCTCCGTTCCGGTCTGTGAGCCGTCCCCGCCGCCTGTGTCCTCGGGAACAACCTCATAGCCAAGTGCCGCCAGAACGTCAGCCGCAGCCTTATCGACATCGGCTGTGCCGTTCACGAACTCTGCGATGATATTGCCGCCGTTCATCACTACGCGGGATTTACCGTTCTGCTTAACTGTCATTATCAGCCTCCGAATACCAGCTTGCCGTGCAGCTTCTCGAAGCCGTAATCAAGACCTATCTGACCGAACAGCTGATACTTCTCGGCAGCACCTGTCTTAGCCAGCGATTCAAGGAAGAAGTTGCCCTTGCCGGGAGTTATCTGCTCAACGGGGTGAACCACCGCAGGATTGAACAGAAGCGCGGTATTCTTGGGCATTGTTCTTGCCATTGCGATACGGATTACGCCGTAATCGGTCATGAGGTTCTGAATATCAATACCCGCCGTCTGAATGCCGGGAGTGGAATAACCGCTGCCCTCATAAGCCTCCGAGATAGCCGCCTTGATATCGGAGTTTACAAGCAGAATGTAGCCGTTGATGTCAACATTGCTGTCATACACCGTCTTGAAAAACTTCTTCAGTACAGAACGGACAGTAGAGGAAGAAACCGCGCCGGTTTCGGTTACAGCGTTTGTCTTGATAGCCTCAAGAATGCCGCGGGTCTTGTTTACCTCGTCCTTTTTTGTCGCCTTGTTGTATGTGCCGTTGATGAAAGTGTACTCAATGTCGTTGCGGTTCTCCATCATAGCCGCTGCCGTCTGGAACTGAAGCTCGGACGCAGGATTACCCTGTGCGCCTGCAATGTTCGCGCCGGAAAGCTGTCCCATGTTGCTTTCCTTAGCGTAAGAAACCGCAATAGTACGCTGGAATATCTGTGTGACGTTGGTTTCCTGCTTGCGGGTGACGTTGGTCGGCTCGGGTGCGGTCAGCGAAGCAAGCTCGGAGATAGCCGGCTGAGAGGGAGTGCCGAGAACAAATTCCTGATTAGTCACAAACTCCACGGAGTCGGTGTATTTGGGAGCGCCGATAAGGTTCAGAAAAGGTGTGCTTGTTACGCTTGTTGTATAAAGCGCGCCGGAGTAATTCGGTAAGTCAAAATTCATGCCTACTGCCATAGATTAACCTCCTATTTTGGTCTGCGCGGCTCTCAGCCCGTCTACTGCCTGAATGATATCAAGCACAGAACCGCCGTTCACCGCTTTGTTGTAGGTCTGCTGAGCTGCCGCCGCGTCGGTGGGAGGAACTACTCCCGGCGCAGGAGGAGGTGTCTGCATTGCCTCCTGCTTTGCCGCCGCAGCCGCAGCAGCAGCATTTGCGGAAAATGCTTTTATGAGGTTGTCGGCAAATTCAAGGGATTTGCTCTCGTCGTCGGAAACGATACTGTCAAGCAGAGAAGAATAACTCTCTTCCTTAATTCCCGCTTCAACGAACTTCGCCTGTACCTTTGTTCGGTTAAGCAGGCGGGAGTTTTCGAGAACCTTCTGCTCTGCTTCCTTGATAAGCTTGTCAAGCTTTTCCTGCTCGGTCAGCTTTGCAGCCTGTTCCTTGTCGTACTTGTCAGCCTTATCCTTGTAAGCGCTGAACTTGTCCTCGGTCGCCTTTGCTTTTGCGTTGACCTCGTCATGGTGCTTTGACAGCACTGCCGATAACTGTTCGTCCGTAATGTCGGGCATTATCGCCCTGAGCTCATCTCTTGTCATGTCATAAACCTCCTGTTACACTGCGTGACGCCGCAGCAGCGAATTTCTCTTATATGCAAAAGAGCCGCTCTGTTCGTGATGAACAAAACGGCTCTAAGGCTCTGAAATATTAAATTTTTACAGATATTGCACCGTACAGCGGCAGTTTACTATCTCTGCCGCGCTCGCTCCGAGAGAAGTGTCGCACGGGAACATCATTCGTGAACCGCCTATAATAAACGGCTCGTCTATCGCGACGGTCTGACCTGCTGCTTCCCTGTGAGTTTGCCGCACACGATTATCACCGAAAGTTTTCCACCGCTTTCTTGTTTTACCCTTGCTTACTGCGGAATGCATGAGAGCAAGGTTTCCGATAGCGTTTACTTCCGTTCTCGATGTGGTAAGAATGCGGTCATAAATGGGAGGAGCATTGCCTTTAAGATCTGTTTCGGGTATCCATTCGGCAAGCTCCCGCGAATGCTTGTAAGCCCATGGAACAACACCTTTAACATTACCCTCACCAAGCAATGCGAGGTACTGCGGATAATATTTCGTGAAAAACAAGATATATCCCCTTGCTAACTCGGCGGCAGCCGCAGCATAAAGCGCCGCAGCACCGTCAAGCTCGTTATTAAGGAGAGTATTTATGTTTTGAACGGTATCATAATATTTTAGAAGAAGTTTCTGCAAATCAGCCGCCATGACTACCCGCAGCTTCTTTTCCTCCGATGAGATGTCCATTTCGCCGAAGAAGATAATGTTCAGCTTGTCGACTTCCGCAAGACTACTCGCTCTTTGTTCCATCTTCCGCACCGCCTGTCAGCCGCTTGAATATCTCATCAAATTCATCATTGCCGTCGGGAACATCGGCGGGAGTTTCTTCCGCGCCGTTCATATCGTCCTGCTGCTTCCATTTTGCAAGATATTCCTCACTTTCAACATATACCTGTTGAGGATCGGAATAAAGACCGCAGTTTTCAATGGCAATGCGCGGGTGTATGCCCGCTTCAAGCTGATTTTGCAGCCCTTGCGTCTTTGTCAGCAGATTATCCGTCTTATTGCGCGTGAACTTGATATCTATATCGTCAGCCGAAAGATTTACAAAATCCTCGGGCTTGGTCGATGTCGTTTCAACCGTTTTTATTATCCGCAGAACATTTTCGATAAACAGCTTTTCGCTTTCATCGAATGACTGCTCAAACGACTTTGCCGCCGCTTCCGCCTGCGTCCAGCCCTCGCCGATAATGAGAGCCTGTCCGGTGTTTCCGCCTGCCGAAGCCTTGCGGTCGGGAACAGCGGCTATCTGCAGCATTTTCTGGTAGAGGTCATCGGCATATATCTGTGACTGCTGCTGGTCGAGAACGCTTTGAAGCATTTGGATATTTGCAGGCATATTCGGAGAGGATTTAGTGCATATGCCGCCTTTCTGAGAAAGCTCGTTAAACTGCTCCTCTTCGATTTCAACATTGTTGAACCATATAAGCGACTGCACCTGCTGTTCTATGCCGTCGGCGCGGTTTGACTCAATATTATTAAGCTCGTCGATGATCTCCATTACTGTTTCAAAACAGCCCTGCCGAGTTGGGTTAGCCCAGTATTCAACGACGGGATTATACGAGATATCACCGCTCTTAATAATTTTATCGTCCTCAAACTGCCAGTAGTGCGTGTCCGAATAAACCGTCATATGCTTTTTCGGAAGCTCTGTAACATTTTCGGGCATATCATCATAGCTGTATATGACCGAAAGCAGCACACGCCTGCTGAAATCGTTCGCGCGTATCGTGAACGTATTGCGCGGGTCGCATACATAGGTTTCAAGCTTTTTGTCGTTGTAAAGCGTTATCCTCTGCGCAACTCCGCATATGTAAAGCCACTGAGCAAGCTCCCTGTCCCTGCCGGATTTGCTCATCTTATACATGAGCTTGTTAAGCGCGGCTATGCTGTTATCGTCGGCAGCGTTTGCGGTGTCATCTATCGTATCTTTCCCGCGATAAACATACTGGACAGGCTCTCCGAAAGTAAAACCTACCTTGAAATTGGTTATCTCGGCAGCATGGTTTATTACTACCTTGTTGCATATTTCGGGTCTGATTTCCTTTACACGGTCGAGTATATCCATGCGCCCGCGATAATAGTTGTACAAACGCTGTATATCATACACATTTGACAAGTGAACAGACATTGCGCGGTCAACTATCTGCTTTACATTTTCGTTTGTAAAATTCCGCTCGGAAGTGAAAATACACTGCCTGCCATAACTGCGCGGAAATGCAGTCTTATTGTTTCCCGTCATGTCTTTCCTTTCAGTGTGAGTGTTTTCGGCTCATGACAAGTCTTGCAATAAGCCTTTATCGTTCCGTTCGCGGTCTTGGCGGCGTCAAACAGCCATTTTCCGCATTTAGGGCAGCATATTTTGACAAACTCCAATCCGCTCACTTCCTTTTACTCAATCATATCACATACGCTGCAATTTGTAACTGTAGACTTTTCTCACCTTACGCAGCCCGCAGCTGCTGCCGAGAGCCGCGTCAGGAGGAAGAGTTAAAGGCGGCGGTGGGATTTGCACCCAGCGGGAGCGGTAGTTCAAGCCGTTCCTTTTGTCACGTTACGCCGCCGAGGTTCGGAAGGAGCGGAGTTGCACCGCCCTTTACAGCGACTGCGCCCTCCGATAAAGCGCAGGGAGAAAGGACAAGCCCCTGCGCATATGTCAGCCCCGGTTCGTTGCTGCTCCCCGCGGCTTTTACTCTGTATCGCACGCGTGCATTATAAAAACACACGCGTGCATTTAATTCATCTGCGCTTTATGGCCTGCATGATAAGATGTGCGTTTTCGTCGGACAGCGCCCGGTAATGTCTGCACTTTTCGCATTTCCTCTTTCGGCAGCTTCCGTTGATACCGCACTTATGATAAGCACAGTAATATTTCGGCTTTTTGCTTGTGAGCTTTCCGAAGAGAAGCAGGTATTTTATCATATCATCACCATCTGCGCTCTAGTATCTGTACTGTCGATAAACCATTAAAACGGTAATCCATCGCCATTGCAAGACTGTCGGGCGCGTCATCGTGCTGTTTCTTTGCGTCTATTGACACACGGCAAAGCTCGTTCATTGCCTTGTCGTACATCTCGCCCCGCCCTTTGTCCGAGCGAAACACAAGTTTAGCCTTGATGTCTGTCGCCCATCTGACGATCTTATCCATCTTGCTTGATTTGGTGGACGCACGCTGACTCTGTATCGACATTTTATATCCGCGCTCTTTGAGAGCCTTGTCAATTTCCTCGGCATATTCGGTACCGCCGACGTTAGCTTCAAATCTTGCCCGAGCAACATTGTTGCGCACATATGCCGAGCAGACAAGCGGCTGTGTCACCAGCTTATCTCCCGCCGAAAACACCCAATCATGCACATACCCGGTATCTCCGAACCAGTAAATAACGGGTGCAGACAGACTATCGCCGCCGCCCCACGCAACATCGACTACCGACATAATGTCACAATTCCCGTCCGGCAGAACGCCGTTGTAATATTGCAGCTCATCACGCTCAAACAGCAGACCTTCGCGCACATAAGGGTCTCCCATATACTTGCAAGACCATGTGCAGGGGTCAATGCTTGATTTCATGTCCCGATAGTATTCGGTCGAAAACCCCAAACCGTATGGATAATTGAAATTGCTCTCGCCGTTTTCGTTAAGCGCGGGAATAACGGTAAATCTTGCTTTCGGATCATCGGCGTACTGCTCCTGCAATCGCCCGATAACATCTCCGACCGCCCACCGTGTGCCAATGTGAAGTTCTATTGCTCCGTCTTTCTTACGGTCCTTTAACTGGTTAAGATAAGCGTCGTATTTGTTCTGCAAGCGCTGCGGATTAAGCGCTTCTTCCAGATCCTCAATGATATCGTCAACATAAAGCAGATTGCCGACCTCAACTGCGCCTGTCAGCGTACCTGTTACCGAACGGCAGGTCAGAGTAGGAAATCTCCGCTTGTGGTTTATCGAAATGCTTTCGTCCTCGGAGGACACAGCAACAACGGCTGCTTTCGGGAAAACGTCGTGCCACAGATAATCTTCGGAATTAAGAATGTCAAGGCACTCCTTGAAAAAGCCCTTCGTCAGCTTATCCGAATGTCCCGACATTACATTTGCCTTGTCGGGTTCGCGACCCATTAACCATGTGACATAGAATATCCCAAGTGTTGATTTGCCTACGCGAGGAGGCAGAGATATTGTCAGCAAGTCAATTTTACCGTCCGCCAAATCCTGCAAATCGTCAACAACAGGCTTCAGAACATTCATTCGCGGCACATAGAATTTCTTCTGCGGCTCTCTGTCCCATTCCACATAAAGCAAATAGTAGTGAAACAGGTGAGGAGCGAGCGCCAATGCCGCTTTTTTTGCTGTTTCGTAAAATTTTATAGCAAGGCTTTGGTCTGACCGCGCAAATTTTACTTTAAGGCGGGAAGCAGCGTCGTATATCCTCTCATAATGCGGGCGAGCCTTTTCAAAGTCTTTTTCGAGCCGAACAGTGTCAAAGTACAGCGCGAGATTATCATATTGAGTTATGTCGCGTTTTTCCGCGCGCCTGATAAGCTCTGCTGTTTCCATATTCCTCCCGAAAATAAAAAAGAGCCACTCCGACCGAAAACGTTCAAAATGGCTCAAGGCTCTGAAAATATTCTGTTTGTTTTGATTATACACGGAATTGTCGTCCGTGTCAATAGTTTTCCGAAAAGACTACAGTTTTAACAGGCGGACTTTCTTTCGGCAAGGTGTATGCGGAAAGTGCTGTACGCCATTCCTAGCTCCTTTGCCGCCGCGCTTGCGGATATCTCCCCCGATATCACGCGCTTGTACACGTCATCGGGTATCTCCCTGCGCGGTCTGCCTACGCGCCAGTTAGGGTCAGCCGCAGCCGCAGCTTCTTTTCCCGCCTGTGTGCGTTCAAGAATTGTCGCACGCTCAAATTCGGCAAATGCAAGCAGATTTGTCACGATAAGCCGCCCCATCGGCGTATCCTCAACAAGCCCCATGTTCATGATGTGCACTTTAACGCCCTTGTCAAGCAGAGAAGTGATGTAGTTAAGCCCGTGCTGAACCGACCTCGCGAACCTGTCCAGCTTGCAGACAACAAGGGTATCCCCGCGCTGAAGCTTTCCGACAAGCTCGTCAAACAGCGGACGCTCCTTTGCCCCCGAATACGCTTCCTGCACTATATGCGCGCCCGGATAGGCATTGAGTATCTCGCGCTTCTGTTCCTCGAGAGAAGTTCCGTATCTCTGCTGCCCTTTTGAGGATACTCGGCAATAGCCGTAAATCACTGTGTTCCCTCCTTACTCGTACTTGTCGAGATTATCCCAGTCGATTTCATCTTCCGGAATAAATCCGCTGTGCTCGGCGCGCTCTATCTGTTCGCGCTCCTGCGGCGTAGTCTTGGTAAAATCTCCGTCCCACGCAAGAACTACCCTTTTGACAAACTCGTAGACAATCTGTTGTTCGCTGTCGGGGAGCAGCTCAAGCATTGTGTCGATTTCCTTTTGCAAAGCAGACATAAAATCACTCCTTACTTGTAAATATCGCCGCGAGAGCCGATGTCAATTATTAGAAGAATTTCAATCTCGCCCTCGTTGTCGTATCTGAATATTATGCGGAATTTCCCGACCCTTAACCGCATTCGCCCGTCACTGTATCCCTGCATGACCTTAATGTCACCAACGGCAGGCTTAAACGTAAGGCCCTCAATCGCGGAACGTATCCTCTGCACAACAGACTTTTCGGACTTTGCGAGAAATTTCAGGCTGTCTTTGGAATAAACGATTTTCACGTTACCCCTCCCCAATGTCATTTGCGCGCTTGTTTGCTTTTCCCCGCCCGTCGGGAAGCCCGCTCGGCTCAAGCACTATCGCGCCGTCCTTGCGCTTGCCCTGCGTTTTGGGCTGAACTACTACCTCGTAGCCGAGTTTATCAAGCCACTGAACTAACATTTCAGCAGACAACCTCGCTTTGAGAGCATTACCGACCGTGCCCTGTGATTTATAGCCCATAAGCTCAGCAAGCCTCGATTGAGTTGTCCTTGTTTCTCTAAGCACTTCTTTAACAGTATCGGATATAATCATTTGCTTCTCCCTCCAAGATAAACACTAGTATTCGATATCTAAATAATATCACATGTTTTCGATTTTGTCAAGCTTTTTTTGAAAAAATTTTATTCGAGGGGTTTAACTCACCCCCTGGGGTGCGGCCACGGACACCCCCGGGGTAGGGTCTGCACCGCAGGCGCGGCGCGTGATTGAAAAAACCGTATCAAATAGTATATAGCAGGCGCGGCGGCAGCGGCTCGGGGCAGATCTAGCCGGGCGTTGTTATTTTGCACAAATTAACGCGCTGAAAAATCTTGAATTTTCGGCGGTATCAATAAAAACGAATAAAAATGATAGATAATCGAATAAACGTGTTGACAAAATCGAATAAGCGTGATAAAATACAGCTGTAAACAAAAAACGCCAAGCGGGGCGGCGAAAAGCCCCGCAGGACGGAGGAAAAAACCATGACAGCAACAACAACCGCAGCAATTGCAATTTTTCTGAACACCTGGGGGAACTACAACGAAAACGGAGCCGACGGCGGGCACTGGGTAAATCTGCCGTGCGACCTCGCCGCGGAGTACAAAAAACTAGCCGCCGCTACCGGAGAACGCCCCGAGGACATAGAGCCGTTTATCAATGACTATGACAGCGATATAAACGGGCTGAACATCACCGAATACACCGACATAAACGAATTAAACCAGCTGGCCGCAGAGCTGGAAGCCCTGGACGAATACGACCGCGAGAAACTGGCGGCATATATTGAAACGCAGGGCGGCACGATCCGCGAGGCTATCGACCGATTAGACTGTTGCGAGTATTACAGCGGCGCAACCCTGGACGACCTAGCCGCCGAATTTGCCGAAGAAATGCTTGCCGGCTGCCCCGAATTTGCGCGCCGATATTTCGATTATGACGCCTTCGCGCGCGATCTGGGGCTTGACGGCTACACGGAAACCGAAAACGGCGTTATTTATGTATATTGATAGGGGGGGTGACACTATGACGGCCAGATTATTCAAAAACGGAAGCATACACATCACAAACAACGGCATACAGTACCCGCGCGAGAGCGTTTTAATAAATGCACTGTATGCCCTGGAGGATATTGACACAACAATAATCGGTGAATCGTTCTGCATTAACAATTTTTGCGAGGGCTGCACCGTCTGGAACTGCAACCGCGATTTATGTTATATGCTGAATATCTCGGCGCTTGAAGCGCTCCCGGACGGGCGAACAATGATATTACACCCGCGCTGCCCTGACGAATACGACCGCGAAATAATCGCGCGTGAATACGGTGATGAGGTGACAGCATGAACACATTCACGATTTACGACCCAAAAAACCGCGTTTTTCTCCGCGACCGCGCCGCCGGTAAATATATACGGTCTGAATGTTTAGCCGCGCCGTATTTTGACACGTATTTCACCGAAAACGGAAAGCGCCGCGTTATCAAATTATATTCAGCATGGGAAACCACCGACGCAGAACGGGCGCGCGCTAAGGCGGCGCAGATCAACAGCGAAAACCCCGGATATAATTTCGGTGTTTATGAAATCAATTGCTGCGATCTCGGCGCGCCCCTCGGGGAGGTGAAAGCGTGATAATAATTTATATCCTTCTGCTGCCCGTGTTGATCCTGCTATCCGCAGCCAAAAAATAAACGATACCCCCGACGGGTCCGCGCCCTCGGGGGCGTTTTTTTTGTCCCGTCCTGCTCCGCTGCTCCGGGCGGCGACAGTTTACGCCCGAAGCGTGCAGCGCCCCGCAGACCCGGAGCGGCGCAGCTGTTAAAACCGCCGCGCGACGCGCCCGAAAACACGACACCGCCAAACAGGCGGCTAAAATGCGTTTTAAGGGGCGTTGTTATTTCGGTAGTATACTATCATTAAAACAGCCACCGCGTTAATTGCAGCGCGTTTTAGGCGCGTTACAGCGCGTTTTACAATTCAGCGCCGCCGTGCCCGCGTTCGTTTTGTTATTCAGCAGACCCGCCGCGCGCCGATTTACCGCCGATTTTGCCCACTGCCGCCGTCCTGCTCCGCGCCCGTTCCGTAAGCGCGCCGCCGTATTTCCCGCCGCCGCATTGTTCCTGTGAGCAAATCTGCCCGCGCAATAGTCGACAAGCTTTGCCGAATAGTCGACAAGCTCTCCGAAATAGTCGGCGAACAGTCGCGGAATAGTCGACAGACTGAGAGCACCCTATATTATAATAATGTAGATTATATAAAGAAAACAAGCTTATTATATAATATAAAAAGCACCCCGAGAAAATCGAGGTGCAATAGTCGCTTATTCGTCCTTAACTTCTCCCGAAGCTTCAATAGTCGTATCCTCGGATAGTCGGCGCTCTATCTCCTTGCGGTCAACATCTGCCCCGAAGAGGTTCTTTGCCTGAACAACAACGTCCTGCTGGTCTTTCATGCCGTAGTAATTCTTCGCGCGGAAAATGTAAGCCACAGGATTTATCATGCCTTTAAGCACTAAATCCGCGTCAATACTAGCCAAAATAGCCTTGGCTCTTTTTAGGATGTTCGCCCGCGTTTCGCCTTTAGACCCATTCTGCCAATCATACACGGTCGAATAATCGGCGCCGAGGCAGAGGCACATTTTCTCGACGGTAGGCAATCCGCCTGCTTCGGCGTAGCGCATGAAGAAGTCGGCGAGTCGTTCAACGCATTCCTCGTCGGTCTTTACGATCGGCTGGCGAAAGTCGCGGGAACATTCTGCGACGATAGCGCCGAGAGCTTCGGGCGGGATTTTGGAAGTGTCAATAACCTGCGGCGGTGCGCTTCCGCGATTGCGGCGTTTTACGGGCTTGATACTGTCATTCTTTTTTGCTGCCATTGATAACTACCTCCAATTTGTAGAGAGCCTGACGGCGGAGCAGGAAAATATTTTCGATTGAGTAGTGCATTATATCCGCAACATCACACCATTTGTTTCCGTCTATGTAGTGCAGTCGGAGCAATTCGCGGAGCGCGTCGGGAAGCGTATCTGCAATAGTCGGGTCGGATTTATAGGCAATCACGCGATAGTCGGGCTTATGTCTGCTCATAAAATTACCTCCCCGTGCTCCCAAATCCACCCGCGCCGCGCTCGGTATCGTCCAGACTGTCCGCCTGCCTGAATTGCCCCGCGAGGAACGGCAGAATAACAAGCTGCGTTACCTTGTCGCCGCGCTCAAACGTGACGGTCTGTTCGCCGTGATTGTACAGCTTGACGCGAATTGTCCCCGTGTAACCATTGTCGATTACCCCCTCGGAAAGAATGCTTTTGTTTACGTTCAGCCCCGACTTGCTTTTGAGCATACCGACAAATCCGCGCGGTATCTCAACGTGTATTCCCGTGTCGATTATAACCGCGCTGTGCGGCATTACAGTGACGTGTATCGGCGTTCTGATATCCGCGCCCGCGTCAGCGCCAAAGTGCGCGTATTCTGGCATATAAGCGCCCTCGTCAAGCATTACGTTTATCGTCATTTTGTACCCCTTTCATCTTGTCAACAACGCGGAAAACATTCACGTCGTTGATGATTATTTCGTCAGCGTTGAGAATTTCGCGGCAGTTGACGCCGCATTGCTCCAGCTCGCGGACTCCCTGAATAAATGCCGTCGACATATTCGTCAGCTTCGTGCCCTTGTGCTGCAAATCGGTTATGCAGCAGCTGTCGTCAAACGCCTTGTAACGTCCCTCAAGCGCCGCGAAAAAGCGTTTAATGCGCTTGCTCCCGAAGCCGATGTCGTGCAATGTAAGCGCAACGCAAAGCTCCCACGATTTCAGCGTGATTTCCGCGGCGTGCACGATTTCGGGGCGAATTTCTTTCATCAATTCCTCGCGGGTTGCCGCGAGGACGGCGTCAAGCACGCTCTTGTCGATTTTGCCTTTGGAGTTGCATTTCATGATTTATCACCCTTTTCAAGCTTGAATAAATAATCCTCGTACCATTCGGCTTTTGCGATGTCCTCGTCGCCGTTCTTACGAGCGGCACGGAAACGGTACTTGAACGAATTACAGCGGCAGAACGCTTTGACGGCTTCATCGCCGAACATAACGCGCATTATTTCAATACATTCGTGCTTTCCCGAATAGTGCGCGGGGTGGTTTACGGTATTGTGGATAGCCGCATAAATGCGTTCGACAACATCATCATCATTGAAATTGCAATCAGTCGAAACCAAAGCAACAGGGCAGTCATCGCAACAGTCGACGTGTTTTCCACATATCTCGCGCAGCTCGTTGCGTTTGTCGTCAATCGTCATGATTATCCTCCTCGTCCATTTTCGCCCCGCAGTTGGGGCAGTAGTTGTAATATGCCTTGTGGTGTGAGTTGTAAGGACCGTGCCTGTCACCGCATACCGAGCATTGACAGCCGTTTTCCCAGTGCCCATGCACCACAGGTGCGACATCTTCGGCGGGTATCTTCTCAATCCTCTTCTTCATCATCTCGATATCGAAAACGTCAACGGGAAATCCGCACGCCACGTTCAGTTCCACAAATTCGTCAATCGTCGCGAGAACGTCCCCGCGCTTTATAAAATCAGCCATTGTCAGCCCTCCTGTTCCAAGCTAATATAAGGTACGCTTTTGTAGATTCTCTATCTTCTTCTGAATAAATCCTATAAGTATAACTCGCCATTGATAAATGGCAGTATCCACAAGCTATTTTGAAATATTTATGGATATCATCATCAAACTTATCGTATATCCCCACATCACCCCCGCAGAACGGGCACGGCTTCAGTTTGACTTCACCCATTACGACACCTCCAAATCTTAGCAAAAATCCTGTCCTGCGCGCCGAGCACGCTCACGAACACCGTGCCGTCCTTTCCTCTGTTGGCTTTAATCTCCGTGATGTCGCCTTTGTTCACATCGAACACGGTGATTATCCTAGCCACAAAACGCGCGCAGTACGTGAGAAACATTGCACCGTTATCTTCGCCGAGCATAAAGTGCGTTATTTTCTCGCCGCCCTCAACACGCTCGATTTCAACGTTGTATTTATCCATTGTTTTCCTCCCGTTCCGGCAGCACGCGCTTCGCATATCCCGCCTTAATCAGCTTCTCCGCCATGTAAATGCTGTAATCGCAGTCGGTAGGGTCGCTGTAAAACTCCTCCGAGATGTCCTCTATCAGCTCCGCAAGCTCGCGGCGCCTGCGCTCATGGTCTGTCATGTCATCAACCTCCCATCAAAAATCTTAGCAACCTTTCGACAGTGCTCGCACCCATGCTTTTCCGCTTCGCCGAGAACCTGCGAGATAGCCACCATTCGGCGCGCGGAGTCAGCCCACCCGCGCTCGGAAAGCTGGTCTATTTCAAACACCTTTATCGCGTTAAGCTTTTCGGTATGCGCCTGATCGCGGTCGATTATCCCGTCCGAAAACGCCTTGCAGATGTTCCGCGCAGTCGTGAACAGCATGAGTTCCGACAGCGTCATTCCATCGGGCTGCGGCATTTTCTTTCTTGCGATGTCAAATAATTCGTTTCCCGTCATTGTTTATCCTTTCTTAGATGTTATTGTTACGCCTTGTAACGACATTGTTACGACATTGTCGTAACGCGTAAACCCGCATTAATAAACGCTTCGCGGGGAGTGTTACGACTGTTACGACATATTTCGAATACCCTATATAGAGAAAAAATATTTTACTCGTTGAGAATTTTTTTTATTTTCTATAAGGGTATATGTTTTTTGTCGTACATGTCGTAACAGTAGTAACGTTTTTCAAAAATCTGGGAGTTCTTCTTCGTCATGCTCTGACAATGTAAGGTGTACGCAGCGCGTCAGAACCCCGCCTATTCGTTTTGGAACCGTGCAATTTCTCCCATTCCTCTCAATAAACTGTCTGTCCGCCAGCCATGAAAGCAGAGAAGCGGGATTGTAGCCGCCGTCCTCGCACATTCGAGTGAATACCGACTTGATGATATACGCCGAAGCGCCGCTGCTGTCAAGCATTCCCCACCTGTCAACGGGCTTGTCGCTGTCGACGAAATGCAGCTGATTAGCCGCCACCTGCTCGCAGATGTACTCATACGCGCGCGGGTTTGTGCTAACCTCGTCCTTTGTTTTGAGAAATTCCGCGATTTCATCGACCGTCAGGCAGGTATCATCTTCAAAAAGCAGCTCGCAGGCAAGCTTGTCCGCCGTGAGTATCAGCGCCGCAGACTGTGCCTGCTTCTGCGTTATTTTCCGCTCGGTCAGCTCCTTGCTGTAGCCCTCGAAAATCTCCGCAGCGTGCTCCATAGCGCCGTCCTCGCGGAGATACCCTATGTATGCCTTGCCGAACAGCCCGTAATTCGCCTGAACCATCTGAGCGACCCAGCGCGCGTCCTCAAAGAAATACTCCTTGCACTCGCATTCGATAACACGGTTGACCGCGCCGCCGTTGCTTCGCCCTGTGTTAATCGGGCGTTCTCCCGTCGATATGGTGCAGTTCTTCCACTGCGCGACCGCGTCCAGACCGCCCTGCTTGTTTCCGCGCGACCGTCCGCAGCCCTCTGTCAGCATATATATCAGCTGATCCATGTCCTTGCGGCTGTCGACCATCGTCAATTCATCGAGCATATACGGCAAGGAACCGCTGAAGCTCGCGCCTTTTTCGTTCCCGACATAAGTCGAGTTGAATGTTGTAATGAATTTTCCTATATGAGGATTGCCCCAAATGGAAGCCGCGCACATTGTCAGCACCGTTTTTGCCGTTTCCGTTTCGCCCCACAAATGCAGCCAAAAGCAGTTACAGTTCAGCGGCTTGACAAGCACCGAAGCAAGCGCCGACGCGAACACTATACGCGCTATGACCTGCTTGTTATGGCGGATATTCTCGTCAATGCACTCTTTCCAGATTGCAAGGCTGCCGACGGAAGTAACGGAATTAAAGCGGTTGAAATACTCCGCTTCGCCGTCGAAAACAACGTCCTTTGTGTACGGTACAAACTCCCGACCCTGCCCTCGGTCAATCCACCCGAGATGTGTTACACACTCAATTTCGGGCAGCAAATCGGCGTTTTCCTGCTCAACATCATAGAAATATTTCACAAGGCTTTTTGCCGTTTCCGAGGTGACCGCGATACCGCTGTCGGCAAGGTCAACTATCTTGCTCGCCGTTGAAATGGTTTTGCGGTCAAAAA